TCATGTATATACTACAACAAACACGGATACGTTAGAATTTACTCCATATATTGCATCAAGTAATGGAAGCTACACTTGTGGATTAAATTATTCTCCTTATGTTATAACAGCTACTGTTATGGAGATTAAGGCATGAGTTTAACAACCACACAAAAATTTGAAAAAGCTATGGATAAAATTGGTTTAAATCCGGGATACTTATATGTAGGTGAACCACCTGAAACAGAAGAAATATTTTTAAAAAGTTTTCAAAGAACTGTAGGAATTGAAAAACGAGATGATGGCTCAGAAGTAGCTATAATGAGTAGTGACCCAAAAGATTTTGGTGTTACATGGACGCAAATTAAAGCCGAGATGGATAAACTTTAAATGTCTTTTTCATCTGTAGCTTTTTCCCAAACACCCTTTGCAGCATCAGGTGATGTAACAACTTTTGTTTCAGGTGTACAAGGAACAATAGCAATAGGCACAGTTACAGCAGTAGCATCATCAGCTGCTCAAAACTTAACAGGTGTAGGTGCAACACTTTCTATTGGAACAGTAACAACTACTGTTGCTATAGTGCCTACAGGTGTAGTAATTACAGGTTCTATAGGAACACCTACACTAACAGCAAATGCTGATATAACATTAGCTAGTGCTGTTGGTACGTTTATAGCAGGAACAATTACTGCTACAGGTGTTCAGTTTGATTTTGAAGCAGTTAAAGATCAGTTTGATATATCAAGAGTTGTATACGTCAAGGCAAAAAGCACAGCAGACGAAAGAACAGTAAACGTAAAAGAAGAAATAAGATTAACATTTGTAGCAAGACAATCATCATCAGATGATAGAACAATAAGAATAGCAGCGTAGAGGAGTTAGATTAAATGTCATTCAGATGGCCCATTAAAGACCCTGATGAACAGTTAGATTATAGTGTAGATTGGTCTAGATTTTTAGGAACAGCTACTATTAGTAGTGTTGCGTGGTCTGTAAAATCAACAGAGTTTGCTACGGAAACTACACTAGCTAGTGGACAAACTCTTGCCACTGCATCTAGTAGTGCAACTTCTGACACCATACAAAATGTATCCCAAACAAATACAACAACTGTTGCAACAATAAATATTGCAGGTGGTACTGCAAATAGAGAGTACACATTTTTTTGTTCAATGACTGATAGTACAGGAAGTACAGCAAAGAGAAGTGTTAAACTAGCTGTGAGAGATAAGTAATGGCATATAATTTTTTATCAATTGTAAATGATGTAAACAGAAGATTAAATGAAGTAGAGTTAACGTCTACTAATTTTTCTACTGCATCAGGTTTTTATAATCTAGCAAAGGATGCAGTCAATGCTTCAGTAAGATATATCAACCAATCAGAATATGAATGGCCCTATAACCATGTACTTCAAGAAGATACATTGACAGCAAGTACGGCAAGATATCCATTTCCTGATGATGCAAAGACAATTAACTTTAGGAGTTTTAGAATAAAAGAAAACGATACTTTAGGTAATCAAACCATGAAACTAAAAGAGTTAGCATATAATGAATACCTAGAAAAGTATGTTGATCAAGAATATAAATCTGATCCTGTAAAAGGAGTTCCAAGATTTATTGTGTATGCTCCGTCTTTAGAATATATATTACAACCCTTACCTGACAAAGCGTATGAATTAGTTTACGAATACTACAGAATAGCTGTAGAATTAGAGAACCATAATGATGTACCAAATGTACCTGAAAGATTTAAACATATCATAGTTGATGGTGCAATGCACTATGCATATTTATTTAGAGGTAATACGCAAGATGCTGTAGTAGCAAAAGAAAAGTTTGATGAAGGTATTAAACACATGCGTTCACTTCTAATAAATAATAATTATATTTATGTTAGGTCTTACATGACTCCTGTTGCAGGTGGTAGAGGTAGAGTTGGAACATCTTTAACAAATGCAGGTTCATCACTGGATTCACTATAAATGCCTACTACATGGAAAACATATCCTTTAGAATTTAAGGGTGGATTAATATCTAATCTATCTCCATTACAACATGGTATGCAACTTCCCAACACAGCTAGAGTGTTAAGTAACTTTGAACCATCTGTGCAAGGTGGATTTAGAAGAATAGAAGGTTTTCAAAAGTTTGATGATAATCAAGTACCACCTTATGGTGAGCCTAAAGTATCTACAACAGTATCATCAGGTGGTAGTAGTATAGTTTTAGCGAACATGTTTTCATCTCCTAGCGTAGATGACACATTTACAGTAGCAGGTAATGCACAAGTTTATACTGTGTCATCTGTAGATACAACAGACTTAACAGCAAATAAAAGAGTTACAGTAGGTTTTACACCTAATCTTGTAGCAAATGCAACAGATCAAGTAGCTGTTACTTTTGTGACAGGATCAGGAGATATGGAAGGTGTAGCATCTTTTGAAGATATAGCAGTCGTAGCAAGAGGTGGTAACTTATTTAGATCAGCAGGTTCTGCATCTAATTGGACTAGAATAAATGTACCTGTGTATGGAACAGTGTTAGTAAATGGTGGGTCACAAACAGGAAGTACACTAGCCATAGACGGATTAACTGCCGCACCTCAAGCAGGCGACACATTTACAGTGGCAGGTATAGCAAAGGTTTATACAGTAACAGCAGATGCAACTGTATCGTCAGGTGGGTCAACAATAAATATAAACCCTGCTCTTGCAAGTTCTCCTGCTGATGATGCAGCAGTTACATTTCTATCGTCTGATAGATCGTTGATGTCAAAGCATAGATTTGCAACTTTTAATTTTAATGGCACGGAAACTTTAGTTGGTGTAGATGAGGTAAACAAACCTTTTACTTTTGATGGATCAACCTTTACATCAATAGACAATGCACCCTCAGATGTTATTGGAGCAACCCATGTAGCAAACTTTAAAAATCATATAATGTTTGCAAAAGGTTCTAATATAGTGTATACTGCATTATTTACAGCAGATGATTTTACAGCGGCATCAGGTGCAGGTACAATAAATGTTGGTGACGTAATTACAGGTATTGTTGTATTTAGAGAACAGCTAATTATATTTAGTGAAAGAAGAATACAAAGACTTGTAGGTTCATCAGAAGCTGACTTTCAACTACAACCTATTACAATGGACATTGGGTGTGTAGCACCTGATACAATACAAGAAATAGGTGGTGACATTTTATTCTTAGGACCTGATGGTATAAGATCATTAAGTGCTACAGATAAGATAGGTGACTTTGGTTTAGCTGTTACTTCTAAACAGATACAGGATGAAGTAACAAACTTTGTAAATAGAAATACATCATTTGCAAGTATAGTTATTAGAGAAAAAAGTCAGTACAGAATATTAGGTTTTAATCGTAGTATTACTACAACTTCTGCACAAGGTTTAATGGCTACACAATTACAAGAAGGTTTAGCTTGGGGTGAGCTTAGAGGTATAAGAGCATTTGTAGCAGACAGTAATTACAATGGTACATCTGAATTAATTGTGTTTGCACATACAGATGGGTATGTATATAGAATGGAAGATGGTAATAGTTTTGATGGTAGTAACATAATATCTACATTTGCTACACCATTTTTTCCAGTTACTGATCCTAGAGTTAGAAAATCTTTTTATAAGATGTTTCTATTTACAGACCCACAAGGTAGTTTTAATTCAGACTTTTCATTAAAGTATGATTTTGCTGATCCATCTATAATACAACCTGCAACTAAAACAATATCTAATACAGCAGTTGCAAGTGAACAAGCTATATATGGTAATGTGCAGTTTGCTCATGGTGGATTAGTAAACAACGGAAGTAATTATAGTTCAGGTGTTACTACTATTGCAGTAGATAACTTATCTACATCTAATTTAATTGCAGGTGATACATTTATAATTGCAGGTCAAGGAACAGGATCAGGTGCTAGTTTTGTACATACAGTATTTACACTATCATCTACACCATCTATAACAAACAATGCAGGTAATTTTACTTTTAGTCCTGCAACACCTTCTAGTTTAAATGATAATACTAAGATATCATTTAAAACTGTAAACTCTGTAGGTTCTTCAACATATGGTGGAGAAAGTTTAAAAAGTATATTTGAAGAACAAACTACAGGATCAGGATTTACAGCATCATTACAGTTTGAGTCAGAGTCTACAGATGCTCCATACTCATTAGATGCTGTAACATTAGAATACGCAGAACACACACATTCATAGGATTTATTATGGCAGGTTACTCAAGAACAGATACGACAAACAATATAGCTGATGGTAATATTATCAACGCTTCAGATTTTGACGGAGAGTTTGATGCAATAGCTACAGCTTTTGGAACGTCAGGACATACGCATGATGGTACATCAGAGAATGGTGGAGCTATAACTAAGATAGGTCCTGCTCAAGACCTTGTAGTTTCAGCTTCTCTTGTTACACCAAAAACAACTAACACATTAGATATAGGTACAGATGCTCTAGAGTTTAAAGATATATATATAGATGGTATAGCTTATATTGATGGACTA